GAAAAAAACTTGGGTTGAAGTGGAGGCCGCACCCACAATATGATGCGGCCCCCACACCATCAACTAAGCGATGGACGAACCGGACTCAATCCGGTACAGAGCCTCCTGGCGGTACAGGCTCCAGCCTTGGAGCGAGTACCAACCGATAGGCCGGAAACGCATCAACTTGTCAACAACCGGGCCGATAACGACACCCGGCTCAACAGCAGTCGCCTCAGCGAGAGCTTGCTGACCAGCGATGATCGTGCGGTAGTTCTTCGCAGAAGAAGCACCATCAGTTGCACTGTACGCACGCGGAGTCTCCACGAAGTACGCGCCACCCAGAACACCAGTAACCTGGTTCAGGATGTTACCCACATTCGGGTCCGTGTACTTACGGATATCCTCGAACGCCAACGCACCCGTTTCGCCACGCAGATCATGCGCGACCTCAGGGTGAATGTAAGCGGCGTACAGCATACCCTCACGCGGGACAGCGTTCGCGGCACGCAACTTAGCGACAGCCTTACGGATGTCAGCGTTGTCAAGCGTGTCCGACGCGGTTATCCCCGAAGTGGCGGTCTTGCCGCCAGCGTAGATCACGTTCGTGCCACCAATCAGAGTGTTCACAACAACCTGATCGATAGAATCAGCGAGGTTGTAAGCAACTATGTTAGCGACAGCCGGATCAACGTCCGAGAAAGCGAACTCGCCCAGCTTGCGGGTGTTCAGGACAGTGTTGCCGTACTCGTTCAGAGTAACCGACACAGTGTTCACGTCCGAGATCGCAACCGCATCCGGGTCAACAGTCTCAGTGAGAGTGCTGGTCGCAGCGGCGAGATCCTGATAGAGCGAGAACACCACCGAAGAACCCGGCATAGCCTGCTGCACAGGACGCTTATCCGCGAGGTTGCGGAACAACGGCTGTGAACGCAGAGCGAACTCAACGTAACGGTCGTATGCTGCCTGTACAAGACCAGCCATGGCGCTAGTGCTAGTGTAAGCGTTAGCCATAGTAGTGTTTCACCTCCTTAGGTGAATAGTAGTTAATGTTACTTGCGAGGCTAAATAGCCTGCGGCCCCGAAGTGGTACCGAAAAGCAACTTGTTAAGAGCCTCCGGGTTATCAGCGGCATTAATCAAACTAGCCAACTGATCGGGGTCATTACTAAAAGGTTGACCGGAAGATTGCGTTTGCGAAATCCGGTTCAACGCAGCAAGATCAGGGTTCACCTGTCCTTGCTGTTCAGGCTGTTCAGCCTCTTCGGCCTCGATACCGAACACGTCGCCGTATTCAGAGATCCAAGCCTCCACCTCTTCCGAGGTGGTCGCATCCTTCGGGATCAAAGCTGCCACCTTCTCGGGCAGCCCCTTGGACGCGATAACGTCCTTGACGGAGCGTTCACGAAGCGACGATTGCATAGCCTCGAGAGATTCGGCTAGCTCCTTCTTCTCCGCTTGCAATTTCTTGTACGCCTTGCGAAGCTCACGCATCGCGTTAGTGTCGCCTTGCGTATCAATATCGTCGTCGTCCCACTCGTACTCAGACATAGTAACTCCCTTACTATTCATATAGGTGAATCGCTACCCACACAACCCTCTGGGGGAAGGATCATGGCTGTAACTACCGGACTTGTTCACCACCAGGGCCGGCTGGTCTGGTTGGGAGTGGACGTGAGTGGAATCGAACCACTGTTAGACAGAGCCATTCGCCCACCATCGTGGGTAATGAATGGATGCCTCTCACCAAGGCACGCCCTTATTTAGTTATATGCTAGGACCCTCCGAAAGGGAACCAGTCGTGATACCGGAACGGCCAGAGAACCTAGCCCGTTCGCGGGACTGCAGCGTGCGAACCCTGCGGCGAGCTCCCTCGTCAAGGTTCAGGGCCGACAATGCTGACGTTTCCGCGCTAAGGTCACCCTGCTCAATCTCCGCAAGGCGCTGCGTGCTGCGCTGAATATCCGCGATCTCCGTAAGCTGCGGCTCAATTTGTGTGCCCTGGATATCGCGCTCGCCACCGAGGAAAGCACCAATGCGCTCCGACACACCCGCACCGAACTCAAGGCCGGCACGCTCGGCGTAGCCGCCAACGATGGCAGCATTGGCTCGGCGCTGGATTGTCTCACTCGTGTTCTCCGGGTCAAGAACAAACTCAACCATGAGATCCGGCGTAATGTCATAGAACCGCTCAAGCGACTCACGAACCTCCGGCAAGGTGTCAGCAACAACCCTGCGGGCGTCAATAACGCGCTCTTCAACCTCATCAACGGAAAGCGAAAAGTCACCAACAAGTGCAGCGATCTTGTCAATTTCTTGCTGCGAACCAGCTTCCCCGAGGTAAGACTGAAGATTGTTGTCGCGGAAAATCTTGCGATAGCTCGACTCGTAGCGAATGTAGTCGCCTTCAGTTGGAATATCCGTGATGCCTTTTTCTCGCAGAGTAATAAGCCCCTTGAAGCGTTGACGGTACTCGCCAGTATCTCGAAGCTTCTCTACGATAACCTCACCCTGAGTGCCCCACTGTTGGATCAGTGAGTCCACTTGGCCCATCATCCCTTCCATGCCGTACTGGCGAAGGATGTTCCTTAGAAAGGCGCTGGCTGCTGCCCGCTCTGCGGGCGTCGGGCCGGCTGGCTCGGCGGGTGCGGCTTGTTCCGTTTGCGGGGTAAAACCTGGGGCAGTGAACCCTGGGCCGGGTGCGGCGGCTTCAGGTGTGCTGCTGTAAAACTCTTGTGGACGACCACCACCAAAAGGATCAGCGGCAGCGGCATACTGATCGGCAACGGCTTGGACTTTTGCTTGACCGGAACCGCGAATGTTGGCGGCAGCCTGAGCGTAAGCAGCGGCACCAGCAGCATTCCCTCGTGCCGCTTCTTGTTCGGCTAGACGTAGACGCTCAGCAACTCTCTCTGCTTTAGTAGCCATCTAAATCACCGAAGCCCAAACATTCTTAGCAAATCATTACCAACTTTCGCGTAAGTAGCATAGGCGTTATCGGTTTGCTGCCAGCGAGTGTCCTTACGAACCTCACGCTCGTACTCCCACAGCGGCATCACTCGAGGCTTGCCTTCGGCGTCAACATTCTGCATGGCCTTCTGCACCAAAGGATCATCCCAGCCAAGGTTTTCTTCTGGAATCTCCAGCAAGCTAGAAACGCGGGCGCGGTACGGTGAGATAATTGAATCCGGGTCAGTGCCACCACGAATCTGCTCTTCCCAAGCCGGGTAAGCCCCAACCATGTAGGTTTCCCGGATCTCCTGCTTAGCATCATCAATGCTCTGCTGGTTCAAGGTAAGGCGCTGGATATACTGTCTAATAGCATCTTGTGACAGGTTAATGCCATTCTTCCTGGACCAGGTGAGAAGCTCAGTCTCAAACTCGCCGGCACTACCACGCAAGTCTCCCGGCTGACCACCTTGAGCAAGAAAAACACCAAGGTTCAGCTCAAGCTGAACGTCATCGTCGGCCCACTTGTTTCGTGTAGCGTCAAGAGTCAATTCCTCTAGGCGCTCGTCAGGAATCTCGATACCGCGTTGCGCTGCCCAGCGAAGAATCTTAGCTTGGTTGCGGCGAAGGGCAGTGTTAACGTCATCCTGCAGCGCAGGATCTTGCCGAGCAAAATCGAACGCTTCTTGATTAGAGTCTCGAGCCTGGAACCAAGGGTTCTGCGCTCGCTTCTCCTTGAGCCAGTTAGCCGGAGGCATCTGGCCATTGTTGTTGTTGTAGTATTCCAGGATATCGTTGTAATACTGCTGAAGCTCAGGGTAAGCCTCAATCAGATTGGCGACGTAAGAATAGCGCTTATAGAAGTCCCCGAAAGAAACGGGATCAAAACCTTTTTTCTTCTTAGGCTTGTCCTGCTCTCGCCCCTCAACGGTATCAATGTCAACGTCAAAGCCAGCATCAACGCTCACATTAACTCCACTCGTTCAAGAAAGCTTGGCCTTCATCAATGTCAGCCAGTATTGTGTCCATAATCTCGTGATTGAGTTGGTAGCCGGCAAAGTCGGGATTATCCGAAATCAACTGCCGAACAACCTCCTGCCGGTCAACACCGCCGCTATACACCGTCATGCCTGGACCCTGTGGCGTGGTGACTTGAGCCGACTCACCCTCGATCCGATTCAATTCGCTTGTGTACTTGCGAACCTCGTCTGGTGTAAGGTCACGGCCAATCATGTCCCGAGCCGCAGTGTTCAGCAAAGTGTAGGCAGTTGTCTCATTAGAAAGCTGCACCGTGGAACGTGGCCCCGTGTAAGCCGCGGCGCCTCCAGTAGGCCCAAGTTCATCGCCACCTAGACCCAGTGCACCGCTGCCTTTAGACAGCTCGTTTAGAATTGCGTCCGGTGGCTTGACTACGCCCTCTTCGTAAAGGCTAGCTGAGCCTTCAAGGACAAGCTTGTAGGCGTCGGAGATCGTGGCAAGAGAGGTAACCCTAGGCCCAATCAATCCCGCCTTGCGCATCTGATTAACGATTCCACGGTACTTATTCGGGTCCTTCGTGCGAAGCGTCTCAAAGTCCTTCAGGAGGGTGTAGACACTCTTACCGGCGCCTTCACTAACGACTCCACCGGAATAGCCAGAAACACCAGTAGGTCGAGTGTCAGCCTGATAAGGAACATACTCACCATCAGCTGTCTTGACGCCACCACCAAGAGCCGCCAGTAGCCCATCAACGACCGCCTGAGGGTCAGTTCCCGTATCCATTGGTTGATAGCCACTAGGGCACTTGCCGCCAACTGCCGCCCGAGTGTCGCTAGGATCGTTCGGATTAACGCACAGCACTAGGAAACCTCTTCCACAATCAACGGATCAAGTTCTTCAAGTTCACCGTAATTCAAGGTGTCCAGAACCGTGTCAATAAACTTCTTCGCTTGCTCGTTGCCGGCAGCAATATTCTGCAACTTGGTATTCATTTCGTAGAGTAGTTCAGCTTTCGCCTGCTGCTCTATCTTCTTCTGACCAAGCCCAGAAACCGCAGACTTGTAATTCCGGTACACATCAATCGCGGCATCTACGTACTCGAGAGCCTCAGGAACCTCGTACTCCGATTCCCGAATCGAGTCAATAAATATTTCCATCTGTTTGACCGACTCAGCCAAGCGAGTCGGTGTGTAAGCCGTACCCTGCTTGGATCGCAAAGTTTTCCAGTAAGGATTCTGCTTCTCATTAAGCTTGCGCTCTTTAAGCTTCGCGTCATTCAGAAGGTTAATCGCCTTCTTCTGGTCAATGTCACGAGGGTCGAGCAGACTAATTAGCTCGTCGTAGCTCTTCCTGATCTGCGTGTCACGGTACTGACCTTGAACCGCAAACAAAGACTCCAGCTTTTCTGTCGTGGTTTTAGGAATACGCAAACCATAAGTATTGGTAATCAGCTGCCATGCCTGCCAGTCAAACTCACCGTCAGGAGGCGCAAGCCACATAAGAGACTCGGACGCCCCAGGCAGGTTCTCCAGGTTCTTGTATTCATCACTTTGAGTCCACAAGACAAACGCATCCGTAGCCCGGATTCCAGCTAGACCGGCAAGCTTATCTGGCGCAGCTTTGGAACCACTCAAGGTAAACGGAAGTAGGTTATCCCAAGGAGTGTACTTAGTTGGCTGACCAGTGTTCTTGCGAATCTTAGCGGCGTAGTACATGGACACAGCGGATGACCAAGGATCAGGCTCATCCTTATTCAAGTCAAGCAGTTGCCGGAATACAGTGTCAACACTTGAGATACCAAGCTCACGGGCGGCAGGGTTAATCTGACCAGCCTCATAAACCTGTGGCGCGGCGGGCCCAAGGAAGCCAAGAATAAACTTAGTGCCAGCTAAACCGACGCCAACAGTAGAGGCCTGCTTCCAAATGTCGCTCTCCATGAAGCTTTCAATTCCCACGACGCCATCGCCAGCGGTCAACGACTCGGGATCAAGTAGGCCTTCCGCAATCATAATCTTGATTGTGTCGAAAGCTGCTTCTTGGGTGACTGAATCAATCTCATCTTGACTCAACTGCTGTAGCTTAGACACACCAGCCGGCGTAAACGTATCAAGCAATAGCTGAGTGACCGAACCTTGCTGCTCAATGTACGGGCCAACCAGGGCCGACCGTAGGCCAGCAAACTCCTTCAACGGTGGGAAGAAGTCAAACGCAAATGCCGCCGGGAAAGTACCGGGACCAATAAGGGTCGGGACTGCCATCCGAGGATCAGCAGACGGCGTAAGGCCAGTTACCTTGCCGCCGATCTGGAATGGGCTTGCCATGTCCCACACGAAAGGCTTGAGCTCTGGTGAGATAAACGCGGCAAATGACCCGATGGCTTTCTGTACATACTCGTTGCCAGGGTAGTAGAAATACTTTTGCCCATTGTCATCGGTAAATACAAAACCAGTTTGATCTAGCAAGCCATACGTCAAAGCAAGCCGGTAGTAAGACTCGGGTCTTGTGATAGCAAGCCTCTTGGCGCGGCGATAGAAGTCCTCCGTTGCGCGGTAGTAACGCGCCACGTTACGAACTCGCCAAGCAAGCATCGAACGGTTAGCCGGATTGTCCACATATGCCAATGTCATGGCGTAAGCGGAATCGGCTGCAGTCTTGTTGCTCCACTCCGCAGCGATAGCCTTGTCAAACTCGTTGGGTGCATCGCGCCCAGCGGCCTTAGCCATAGCGTTAGCCATAGCTTCGTCCGACTTCTCCAGCTGCTTAACCATGTTAAGGTAGTTGGCGTAAAAGATAGGCTCACGGGAAATGCGAGCGTTCTGCCGGCCAAGGATTCCATAGCCCTTGGTTATAAAACCTTCCCAACCAGTAAGAACCGGCACGGGCTCAGGAGCACTAGGCAGCCGGCCAAAAACATAGCTCGGGCGATCTTTTTCGGGAATCTTGCTAAGATCCTGTACCGAGACACGGTGAGTCTTTTCAGCCTTAGAAAAGTCGTCAAATGGGGTTTGCCCTGGCTTGCGAGGCCTGTACCAGTTGACAATATCTTCGCCATCAATGTTGTCAACAAACATGTTGCGAAGCGACCAGTTAATTTCTCCGCTAGGCTTCTGGAAGTTGCGCAGCACATTCTCGTAGTAACGTGATGCAGCCGCATCAATGTCGCGGCCTTCGGCAAACATAGACCAAGTTTTACGATAGCCCCACTTGCTGTCCTGGCGCACGTAATCGGCAATAGCCTTCTTAGCGGCATCGGGGTTGCCGATGTACTTGATAGCCAACTTGCCGATAGGACCGTCACCGTTAACGGTTGCTTGCAGCTCACGCCACCAGTACCAGACACCGTTAATACGCTCACGAGTTGTGGGATCTATCTGCACTGGACGCAGCGCGCCAAACTCACGACCACTAAGACTGGAGTTAAAGTTAGGGTAAGACTTGAGCATGGCATCAACCTCGCCCGGAGCGAGATCCTCAAGCCTGACTGCATCCTCAACAACATTCGGCAGTCGGCCATTCAGTAGGCTGTTGCCACCCTCAGCAACGTTTTGCACAAGATTCATGCCATGCTGTGAGCCGGCAATCCACTCCAGTGCCTCTTGTTGCCTTGCGGTAATGTTCGTAGGAATGTTTGCGTTCTCGCGGATAAGAGCCTTAGAGAATAGACGGACATAGGCTGATGTGTCACCAGCCTGCCAAGCTATCTGCGCCTTAATGAAATCATCCCTGGTGGCGTTCGGGATGGTAATGGCAGCCAGCCACTCCTGGTTCATGTCATCGCGTAGCTTGCCACCAAGCGTATAGCCGCGACTAAGACGATTAAACAGACCAAGGTTTGTCTTAATAACAAGCTCAAGGGACTTCTCACCAGTTTCGCCAACAACTTCCTCGTACACGAACCGTGGGCGAGCTGAACGCAAAGCGGTACTTGCGCGTCGGCCAGAGTAAAGATCACCAATCCTGCCGCCCGTTAGGACGTAGAATAGCACTTCCTCAATAGCGTTACGCAAAGAAAATCGAGGTCCAAAAAGAGTGGCAAATGACCAACCGTCAACAACCTTGCCGAACCATTCGTTTGCAACACCAAAAACTCGAGTCGAGCCCTTTACCTGCCGAGCCAGCTCATCCATGTCTTGTACGGAAGGAACGCGAACAGACCGAGCAATCTGGTACTGATGGATGGCCTCTTCCATGCCATTCTCATCGCGGCTTGGTGACCAAGTGGTTCGGTTCAGTCCATCGTTAAGGTCATCAGCAACGGTGACAACTGGATCTCCAGGCTGAGACTCCATTGGCCTTTGAGCGTTAAACCTAGCGTCAGCGTCAGCGCGAAGGTCGTCAGCGATACGCAAAGCCGCGTCACCCGAAGGATCATCAAGCGCTTGCCTTGCTGTCCGAACCGAGGCATCCAATTCAACTAGCCGAGCCTCAAGATTCTCAACCGTTGAGAGCTCTATTTCGGCGTAAGAATTGTATTCAGACTCGTCGGCAAGACGAAGATCATCTTTAATTTCATCAAGCTTGCGCGCACGGCCAGCCTGAGTTGCGTTTTCTGCCCACTCGACGTAGTAGCCAAGGGGTTGATTCTTTCCGCGTCGGGCACTTGCTCGAACATTAATACCATAAATCTTGCGAACAAGATCAGCTTGATCTTTTGTAAGCGAGCGCCCTTCGGTTTTAACGATTTGGAATACTTCGTCGTAAGTAAACTCTTGGTCCCGGATTCCCTTAGCTTCATCAATAGAAAGGGTAGGGCGAAGCTTGCGCTTTGCTTCGGGGCGATAGCCAGGAACAGACCGAACGGGATCAAAGAAAGTAAACGAGCTCTCAAGGTCAGCTAGCGAAATAGTTGTATCTACTTCTTTAGAGATGCCATAAGTTTCTTGCATGGCATCCAGAGCTTCGTCATTCTGGCTTGACCGCCGCAAGGTGAAGTTAAATACCTCTAGGCCACCGGAAGGCGTAGTGTTAGGCGCAGTATTCTTGGCATCATCGGGACTGAGTTTGGGCGCAGTAATGCGCTGACCAGCTCGAGTGTTGCCCAGCATGTTCTTGTAGGCGCGACGCAGGTAAGCTTCCGTGAGAAAGCCGTACTCTGTGTAAAGCTCAGCTTCTCTCGGCGTCATAGACACACCAGAAGCCAGCTCAAAGTCACTGGCTACCGGAGTCGGTAGATCCATTTCGTCAATAAGTTGCTGTGCTCGCTGAGTGATATTTGCGTCGCTGTGGCCGGGGAAGATAGCTTCCCGTGTACCATCGTCCAAGGTGCGGAAGCGAGGCAGCTGAGCCAAAGCCTTCTCTGCCTCTAGGATCTCTATCTCGCGGGAATAGATAGCACCAAGCAGGGACTCGCGCTCATCGGCAAGGCGGTAAGCAGTTGTCTGTGCCTCAATCGAGGCATTGGGGTCGTTAAGTAGCCGCTGAGCGTCATCAAATAATCGCATGAACTCTGCGTCAGCATCCTTGAACTCATTTAGAGTTTGAGAAAGCTGCAGGTTCCCCTTGTCGTCAACGACTCGAGGAATGACGCCGTACCGAACGGGTGGCTCAGTGACACCCATAATAGAGCCTGCGCCGGGAAGCAGTTGCTCCTGCTCGCCTTCTGGTGTGGTTGCGCGACGCATCGCTGCGCGCTGCTCACGGTCCTTAGCTAGTCGCTGGCTGGGAATTACCCCATCCTCAATAGCGACAGAGTACGCCTCACCGGACATAGAGCCAGTGACCTGACCATCGCCAGCCCTCGTTGGCGCGCCAGTGGTTCTTGTCATCCAGTCGTCAGTCATGCCACGACTAATAACCACGCCCCTACTTGCCATGCCACTGCGGTAAGTGGCGGCGACCAGGGTGCGACGAGAAGCCGGATTGCCTAGACGGAAAGCGTCGGCAAGGAAAGAGGCCGTCCCGCGATCCATAAACTGCCGAGCGAAACGATAAAACTCCTTAGCGCCATTCGCGTTATCTAAGTTGATAACAAGGCCAGTAGGGATGCTAGAAAACCAGCGACCGGGGCCCTTCTTGTTTCCAGCAAGAAGTTTGCCAACTTGAAGGAACTCTTCATCCATCTTCTGAGCAATTTGTGCCGGCGTTGCGGCCTCATCAAAACTACGCTCAAGAATACGTCGAGCTGCACCGCTAGGCATAACATCGGCAATAACACTGTTGACCATGTTCTGACGAAGCAAGCCGATGGGCCCACGGCGAGGGATCATCAACGCTCGAGTTTCCGTGGCTGCAGCCACAGATTGAGCAAACAGCGGTCGCTCGGAAAGGAAAGTTTCGATAGCTGCCAGATCGGCTGCCTCTACGACGCCTTCTTGCGCTGCCTTTGTGCCAACCTTTCCTTGCATAACAAGGAAGGCTTCATTGGTATCATCAATGTAATTAGCGACAGTTTCAAGATCAAACTTGCCTTCCGCGTTGCGCTTATGCGCCGGGTTGGTGCGGAAAGACTCAATCAGCTGCTCAGGCATTTCCCGATATTGGCGAGACATGCGACGACGGTGATTAGCCACTCGGTCTTTGGCCCGAGCTAGCTGTGCCGGCGAGTCAGCATTACGAACAGCGGTTTCAAGATCCTCAAGTCTGTTAAGATCCTTAGCAAACCTATCAAAATACCGGCTGGCTGAAGTGTTAACGTCAAAGCCAAGAAGTGACTTCTTGCTGAGAACATCCCGAGCTAGTAGTGGATTGCCAAACTCATCAACTGCACCGGGGCGAAGCTTACCTAAGCTCCACTTTGCAGCAAGGCCCGCCCGCATGGGAATCGGAACAAGGTTAATGGGGTCAGTAAGGATGCGGTACCCAAAATTGGAGATACTCATGCTATTAGAGAACCACTCGTCCCCACGGGAAGGGTCGTACTCTAGATCTGGGTTAGCTCCACCAGATGCTTGCGCCGCATAGTTACTAAGCTCAACTGACTGGACCTGCCGGATAAGCTTATTGATTCGCTCAGCATCAGGTCCGAAGGAAAACTGAAGGCTAGTGAAGAAAGATGCCACATCCTCGGACATGCGATCTTCGCGTTCATTCCACGCGGTACTAACAGGGTTTTCTTCCTGAAGTGACTGGCGACGAACGATATCTTTGGCTAACTCAATTTCTAGTGGAGTGTACAACCCGCGATTAGGGTCGCCCTCGAGTTGCTTCAGATAATTTTCGTTAAAGTTTCCCGGCTCAGTTTTTGCCTTCGCCTCTTCGTAACCTCCGGGGTCAACCATGATTGAGGCAGCAAGTGAACCTAAGTTCAACCTACTCTCAGGCCTGTCCCTCTGAAACTCAGCTACGGCAACGGACTCATCAAAAAACTTGTCGCCGGGGACCATAAGATAGCCCAATGCGGTGCTAGCCTTATCACCCAGCCACTCGAGAGACTTGTCAAGAAAGTTCTGATCCTTAGCGGCGGGCTCCACGTACTCCCGAACAGCGTCCTCAACGAGAGAACCAAAGATGCTAGCCATAACCGGATTGCCAGTGCTAGGATCTGAGATAGTCTTAGCGATATTACTCGCCAGCTCTAGGTTGCCACTGTTAACGTGGCGAGCGTAAGCATTGGCAGCCGACTCAGCCTGACCCCACATGATGAGGTTGTTGATATCGTCGTCAGATAGTTTTTGCCCGTAGCTCTTCTCAAACTCCTGGCGAAGCTCACTGAGGTACGGGTAGTCCGAAAGTTCCCTGCTGCTGCGGGGCCGGCGCTCATCCTGAAAGCGAGTCAGTAGCTCATTAGCGTAAGCAACACGAGCATCCGCATACGACAGACTCGGCTTAGCGAATATTGAGGAATCCGAGGGTACCGAGGCGTCGTAAACAAAACCGGGGCGACGGCCTGGGTAGACCTCGCGCAGGTACTCTTCAGATTGCGGGCGCAAGCGATCAACGGCACTAGGTAATCCACGCCCGCCACCAGCGGGCGCTAAGCCGCGAGCAACTTCAGTTCGCGTGTCACCTTTATCAATCCGCTCAGCTTGACGAATAATCTGGCGGTAAGTTTCGCCAACATCAATAGCAGCGGCCTGCTCGCGCCTTTCCATTTGCTGGAGGCTGTAATCCTCCTGCTGACGCAAGTTAACAGGCTCGTCACTACCCTGTTGGAGATCACTTCGAGTCAAGTGATCCGGGTCTTTAGCCAATTTACATAGACCTTAGGTAGTTAACAATAGAACCCAAACGACCGGAAGTATCGTAAGGGGCAATCTTTGACAGAGTGTCAACAACGGTTGGCCGGCGTGAAGAACGCATTTGCATTTGGCGTTCCGATTCACTAACCGTCCGACCGGGACCAAAAGCAGCACCAGCCGTAACCGGCTCATTTGGTCGCTGAGTAGGTGCCATAAGAGGCGTAGTCATGGGTCCACGCCCTGAGCGCCCACCACGGCGCGGGCGATTAGCCGTTGACTGGTCCACTGCAGAGGTGGCGCGCAGTGGTGCCGAGGATTGGATATCGTTATAATCCTGGTTCTCGCCATACGCCATGCCACTCATACGATTAGTTGTCTGCTGTGGCCCACCGTCCGTGCGGCGGGACAAGCGACCGGGGCCCGAAACCGAAGCTGGGTTTCGAGGCTGTTGGTATCCTCCAACTTCAGCCATCTTCATCCTCCACAAAGACCACTCGAGGGTCAACTAATTCACTGTCAGGAACCGGACCGAACTCATCCTCATCATCCTGCTCACCAAGCAAACCGTACTCAAACAGTCGCGTAAGCGACTCGTCAAGCAGTTTACTCATTCGACCAATCATGTCGTCTGCCACATCGGGCGAGTACGACACTCCTTGCGCTACTACGGCAAGATGCAAGTCAAGGTAGGCAACATGAACACTCATATCCCTTGCTGGAATCCTCATTCTGTTGCCCTCTCCCTTGAACCTACTTGTTACCTTTGCCTTTGGTGCCCTTAGTGTGCATACCGAACTTGATCTTGTCGGCGTGATCTGGCTTGCTGCCCGGTGCACCAACCATCGGAGGTGCGGTGTGCGGCTTGCCGTGTGTGCCTTTGTTTGGCTGAGGCATTATTATCTCCTACCACTTAGTTTTGTCGGCCCAATAAGCCGCTGACATTTTTCCCTTTTTGATATTTTTAGCGTGACGCGCCTTGAAAGACGCTTGACGTTTCGTGGGCTTCTTATCACCCGTCACGCCCTGCTGCCCAAACCGAATCGTCTTAACCTGATCGCCTTCCTTAGCGACCACGACATGAGACTTCTTCGGGTGATTGGGTGTGCGCTTCGGCTTGTTGTAGCCAGACACCCCCACACGTTCTAGGCGAGGATCTTTCTTAGCAGGCATGAGTTAGCGTTTGCCGTACTTGATGTTGTATCGAAGCGTTGAACCCTTATTGTTTTCCTGAGCCGCACGCTTCGTAATACGCTTAGCCGCAGCAGCACCACTCTTTGCCTTTGCCGCATTTGCTTTTGCTTCCGCTGCCGGAACTGCACGCTGGCGAGCCTTGTATGCTGCTTGCGCTGCTCGATCTTCTCGCAAAGTTTTTCCGTATTCGCTCGCACTCATCGTCTTAGGCTTAGAAGTCTTTGGCTTAGTTTTCGCACTGGACTTGTTTTTTGATGCAAACTTTGCAATCGTCATTGCGGCCCGAGCAACAGCCACGGGAATGTTGCCCACACCGGCCTCAGTGATTTTCCCTGGCCTGGAGTACGCTTGAGTCTTTTTTTGATTTGCCCGCGCCTGTGGTGTTCGCTTTGCGTACTGACGCTTCTTCGCCGCCTTGCTTTGATTGGGGGGTTCACCCTTTTTGCGTGCTGCCATTTTACTTCTTCTTCGTCCGATACATGGAACGCTTTGGGCCTTCAGCGCCACGCGCCCGAGCAGCAGCCTTGCTTCCAGCGCTACCGGGTCGAACGTTCTGCTTAGTTGTACCTTTTTCGGTACGACGACTCGTAACGCGACCCTTTTTGTCACGGAAAGTAGTAGTACTTGTTGATGCTGAGTAATACTTTCCACGACTACGAGCCTTCGCTCGCTGAGCCGCAGTCACTTTCTGAGAGCGCTTTGGCCCTTCTGCACCCTTTTTCATGTTTGGCATTACTTTTTCCTCTTTCTTTTAACTGCTGCGTTATCTACAAGGTTCGGGTACGGTCTACCCGCTTTCTTAGCGCGAGCCTTAGCAGCAGCTTTCTGAGCAGCCGTCAACGGCTTCGACTTCTTCTTAGGATTCGGCTTATCCCAAAACGCTTTCTGAGCAGCTTTCTTTGCACCGGCCATTTTTGCCTTCGCTAAAGGTTGACGAGTATTAATCCTCTTTGCCATACTTGCGTCCCATCGGCATAGCCAGTTCGGAAACCGTAGTCTTCACATTCGGCATAACAGTAGAGTTCTCAGGATGATTACCGTCGCCACCCATCTTCTGAGTCGGGTCCATCCAGCAGCCACAAGAAACGCACATAATAATCCTTATACGGGTAGACGACGAGTTACACCAGCGGAGAGGTTGGGTTCGCCGCCAGAACCAAGGGAAGCCATGAGTGTTTGTAGGTCAGGCCTACCACCAGCACCCATGCCGGCCTGCCCCGGAGCCACACCAGGCATCAAACCTGTTGCCTCATTCACTCCAGGCAGGCCACCGCCAGGGGGAGCCCCACCAGGGGCGCCGACCATCCCTGCGGCTTCCTCACCTGTGGGCTCAACCCCTGGCGGGGCCATTTGTTCCTCAGGCATGAAAGCTTCCGATACAATCTCTTCGATTGATCTGCCACGCTGGCGCCCAAGGATAATCTCGGAAAGACGCGACAGCACCTCACCGGGGTCCTGCCCGTTCTGCGCGAGAGCCGGAATAGCTTGCGCATATCCGGCGACCGCCTGCTTCAAGGCGTCACGCATTTCCTCAATGTCAATCATTTGCTCTTCCTCGGTCGGGTCGAGAGCAAAAGGCATTTGGCGACGCAAGAAGTCTCGAGAAATCAAGCGGTCACCGCGAGCTTGCAAACCGAACACGAGAGCACGGTTCGGGTCTAGGCCCGCCATCAAGCCATACTGAACATCAACAGTATGGTCACCCTTGATATCGCGGCTCGGGCGATACTTGATCTCGTATGGCGTACCGTCAGCGTTACCGCGAATAGTCTTGGTTTCCTCGGTAAACAAAGTCTCGTCCACCTGGAAACACAACATAACCATGTCGCGCAAGCTGCGCGCGAACATGGCTTGCCCTGTGCGGATCTGAGTATCAAACCCGGACATGAGAGCCTGCACGCCTCGGCCCGTAACTACACTTGAGTCTATTTCGCCTGTGCGAGCGTTAGGGTAACGTGAACCCTGACGTAACTCCTGATCCAAAACACCCTGCTGCGTGAAGGCTGCCGTTGGTACCTCAATAGGCACGCGGCGCACACGTTCACCGTTCGCAGTTCGGATCACACTGTCCGGGCCGAGAGCGAGCTCTTGGGCATCTGGCGGTAAGACGATGGGTGCTTGTACGCTCTTCTGCGCTGCCTCAAGGCTTAATAGTGCGAAACGAGCTTTAGCGACCTGCACTGCAAGAACATCGTCAAACTGCCCGTGTGAATCATCATCAACACCAGGTCGTTGAGTCCACACAACCATGCACTCGCCAACCGGATTCTTCACCGATTCGAGCACAATATCTGCGCGATCATTCGCCAGATACATCATATCAACGTGCTTATCGTGGTAGCGAACAACCTCAACAAGGTCGTTGCCTGACCCCGGCTTCCCTAGCTGAGACTCGAAGTCCGGGTACATGGCGATAAGCTCATCGCGGGTCTTGTAGAAAGTAAAGAAAGCTGCCTGGATGTTGCCCCAACGGTCAAACACGGGGTACGATCCGATGGAATCCATGAACTTGATACGCGGCATACGCGACGTAGTATCAACTTCCACCATCGCCGGCACAAAACCGTAAGTAAAGTACCGATCCGAAGCAGTGTACATCTGCTTCTGCAGATCAGAGAAGTCAAGATAACCGTTAACGATCTTTGTGCGCTTGTCAGCGAACTCTCGAGCGGAGTCCGAAGTCATCTTCGATGAAGAACAGTTGAATGACGGTAGCGGCGCCAGCACCTCAGAAAGGTCACGGGCAGCCACATCCACCATGTTCGCCACGATGCCCTTATCGAAAGGACCTTCAGGGAACAACTGTGGGTACACGTCACGCATACGACCCTGCCGCACAGCAAGAACATCCTGCATACGCTGGTCGCGGTCTGCGAAACGAGTCTTGGTGCGGCGAAACAGGTCTTTAATCTGCGAGAAAGACGAGCCACTATGGGCAGCAACAGTGTCACCAAACATAACACTTGCCCTATTCACGTCAGACAAGTTACCTCCTACGCCCCAAGGGGCGTCCAAGCCCTCTGAGCTTCCATGTCGATAAGATCAACGACGTGTTGGTTTTTCTTATCCCACGGCGTCAAGAACGGATTATTGTAATGAGAGCGCGTGTAGTTAGCCATCATCATCACACGGTCACGGCACGCCAACTCAGCGAACCATAAAGCCATAACAATGTCAGTCTTGCCGGCGCCCTTTTTCATATCTGGCGCCCAAGTCACCAACTGCTCCACGAGAGCTTTCGACGCCTCACTGTTGTGAGTGGCGGGAAGCTCAATAAGCTGGTTGCCTTCCTCATACTGAGCAAATAAAGCGGTCATGGATGCCACACCAAAGTCAGCATCATGCTTATTCTGGCCCGTGTAGTGCGGTTTGATTACCGTACCGCGAGCTGAACAATACTGATTCACTTCCCGGTCATGCACGAGGAAGCCCTGAAAGCCATTCTTCTCAATACGCCACTCGGAAATACCGTACTTATCCGTCAACTCAATAATCATTGAGCGCATTTCGTCCGGCTTCACGTTAGCTTTATTGAAAATCTCCAGCACGTAACGCTTCTGACTACGCGGATCAAGCCCCACAACCACCGATGAAGTGTAGCCGGAGGTGGCAGGGTCCAAGCCAGCTACAATAATCAACCCATCCATGCCACCAGGGCGACAACCAGGCATACCTTTCGGTATCTTACCGGGGTATCTCGAACCGTTAATCGCAGCTTTCACGGCCTCCGGGGTGAAGATAGCTTCACTGGACACCTGTTCCTGCATGTACACCATAGCCCAGGTGCGCGGCTGCATACGGCTACGCTTCTTAGCTAATCGCGTACCATCCCACTTTGGGAAAAAACCATTCTCATCCGGCTCTGCTCCACGATCTCCAGCCTCCGGGATGTTACTTTTCGGCCACAGGGTAACCCAATCCTGGGGCTTATCTGAAAACTCCAGCACCGCAGGCATCGCCAAATACGACCACGGGGACACCTCATCCGGGTACCGCTTCGGGTCACGAAGCTCCAAATACAGGTCCCGCGTAGCCAACCGCGTACCCACCACCAGCAAAGTACCGGAAGCGGAAATACGGGAAATCACTTCAGACTGAATCCACTCAATCTGCTTCTCATACTCGTGCGCGTTCGTTAAATCCACACAGTCATCGAGGATAATCAAGTCAGCACGGGCACCATAAATATGCCCACGCACACCCAAAGCCTGCACAGTAGGGTCCTTCTCACCGGAATCCCGGATCTCCCCCGACACATAAATCTTATCCTGGCTCCACGACTCAGCCCCATCAGCATAACCACCAGGAGGCCCATACTTCACATGAAACTCAGAATACGCTGAGTGCGTCAAGCGGGTCTTAATACCGTACAGGAACTTCTTAGCCATCTCGGCGGTCTTAGAAACCACCATCACCCGGATATTCGGGTCCTTCGCAATCCGGTACGTCACATAATTCATCGTGATCGTCGTGGACTTCGCGTGCTCCGGCGGCACATTCACCATCACCAGATCTTGCTCGGCACGATCCAACACCATCGCCGGATGTGTCCAACGGGGCTCACGCCCCTCAATCATGTCCACCACATTCAACATGTGATCGAACACCTTGGCACCCAAATACTTCTCCGAAAAATCCTCGAAGCTCAGAAACTCATCCGGGTTCGGGTTCTCGTGCGACTCAATCCGCTCCTGCCGGATACGGTCAACCGCCGCCCGGAAGTCCGGGTCATTACGCCGATACGACTCATACGACTGCATCGAACGGCCAGCGATCTCACACGCCTTCGCCACCGTATGACCAGCATAAATCTGCTCAAGAATGATCCGCTTAGTCTCATCCACAGGCCGAGAACGCCGAAGCGCACCCTTCTGCTGAGCACTAAAAGCAGAATGCTTCTTACCCCTACCAGCCACACAACCCTCCCAGGCAAAACTAAGGGCCTTCACGAAGGCACAAGTAGGGGTACATTAAACCCAGCCAGCAGGGCCCCTCAAGGGCCCGCCAGCCCAGCTAGCACCGCCCCCAAGGCGGTACCAAAACCAGCAGCAAGCGCCGACCCCTAAAAGGTCGGCAGCTAGCAAGCGGGGAACTTCGTTCCCCACTATATATAGTGCTCAAAAAACAGCCCCCACCGGACGTAGTTTACCAAACTGTTACAAAACTGTCCTATTTTGTCCTAGTTTACAGTACCCCTATGCTAGAATCACAGGTAGACTTGTGGTAACACATAGAAACGCGCGCAAGCAACGCCCGGGTCGCCCGCGCGCGCGCCTGCGCGCACGTCTGCGCCTGCGCTGGGCAGCTTGCCTAGCCTGCCTGCCTGCCTGCCGGGGCTGATGCCTGCCGCCTGCCGGCGCCTGCAAGCCTGCACGCATACACGCGGGCCCCCTTGATGGCCGAAAGCCGCTATATACGCGAGGGAAGGCTAGCGCCTGGCACCTTGCAGCCTGGCACCGTGGACAGTGTGACGCTTGCAGCTTGCCGGGTGCTCGAGCTTGCAGGGCTCGAGCGCGATCAAGCTACCGCCGAGGGTTTATAACGGTTTGGTAACGACTCGGCCTAGGTACTTCCATGCTGCCGGAATCTGCGTACCGTGGTACCTAGCAGCCCTCGAGGCTGAACCCCACACGAGAGGATCGACCCATGAGTGACATCGACACCCCCCGCGAAATGGTCACCCAATACCGCCTAACCCTTGACGACTTGCGCACGATTCAGGAAGTTATGACAGGGCTAGCCGACCACCACCGCCGCATGGAGCAGCGCCTTGAGCGCTCGCAGCAGCTCACCGACACGGGCCGCACCGCAGCCCTACACCGTAACCGCGAAGCGGTCACCCGCTACGAACGGATAGCCGCCCGCGCTGGGCGCGAGGTCCTCGAGCTTGATGGCGAGCTCTAACCTAGTCGAAACCGGGCCCC